CGTAGAAAGTGGGAGCCCACCCTGTCGCGACTACAAGTTCGGCGAGTTGTCGCCTGTAGCCGCGTCCGTAGGGTTTACATCAGTTGAGTCCTCTACGCCGATCTCGACATCTGGGTTTGCTTTAAGCCATTCGCGCCAAGTAGCAGGAAGTGTCTCGCCTTTGACGCCAAGCATGATGTACGCCCAGCAAGCCATATCTGATGCACCGATACCGCGACCGTCAGAGACTCGACGATTCTCTAGGCGTTCCCATTCGGCGATCGCAAATAGGTTTGTGATAAGTGTTTCTTTTTTGTCTCCGCGTGTAAGCGTGAGTTTGATCTTCACTTTGTTTCCTTTCGTCGGGCCAAGGAAGGCCGTTAATTATGCTGTGACATCAGCCGAGTAGACGCCACCCATGAAGGTAATGTCAATCGACTGTAGTTCTCCAAGTGATGCGGAGATCACTGGCAAAGACTCAAGATAGGTGCCTGTCAGAGTAAAGCCCGGGTTAGTTGCCGAGTCAGCTGCATCAGTTGGGTTTACAACGACATTCACTTTTGTGCCGACAAGCGGTGCAAGTGTCGCGTAAGTCGCGCTGGCTGCATAACTCAAAAATAGTGTCAAGGTGCACTCGTTGTCCTCAAGCCCAGCTGTAAAAGTGTTTGCCGTGTTGCCGAAAACCGTGTCATTCAGAGCGGTCACAGTACGAGTCACAGTGGCAGAGGTGCACCAGCCCGTAAGGTTCGTGGCTCCGACGAGCACTTTTGGATTACTAAGAATTGTGGATGTTGCAGCCATGATGATTACTCCTTGGAAGTGTTGGTTTTAGTTTGACACATAATGAAGCCGAGAGTGTGGATTAGGCAGTCTGCACGACAGTTGAGACCGACAGCTCATAAGCAGGAAGCGTTGAGCCGCCGATGTCTAAGTTGGTTGGGCGTCCAGATACCACGCCGATATTGAGTGCGTAGATCTGGGCGAGGATATTCAGCAGGCTTTTTTGGGCGTCTAGGTTGCCCGGGCCGAGCGTGATGATCTGCAAAGTGAAGTTTAATTTGGCGACATTGTAGTTATAGCCATCAATTGAGTCGATATTTACGAAAACGGAAGGTGGGCTTATATTGCGCGGATCATTATTGACCTGCAGACCCTGTACTGTTGAAAGCTTTGTAACTAGATCGTCAAAGCCTTCGTTAAATAGATCTGTGTAGTTAGGTACAGCCATTAGGCGACCTGCGGACGATCAATTCCCAAGAGCTGGCGGATCATTCCGTTCAGACCCATAACTGGGGTTACTCCCATGTTTTGGAATGAAGCAAATTGGTCTACCGATCCGCGTTGGCGATACAGCGCGCCACCGTACATCTGCGTCCCAAGGAAGACATCTTGCGAAGGGACGGTCGTAAGCGAGTCCACATAGCCTGCTTCCATGCGGCGTCTCCAGCAAAACTGTGAAGCAGCTGCGGCGCACACTGTTAGGAAGGCGGCGTCCGCTGCGGTTGCTGTGCCGATCCCGATCCAGTCCTCGAGGTTTGCTGCCGTGACCCAAGTGCAAGTCTGGGTAATCGTTAGCGTGCCAGTGGCGGCAGTGCGCGCGACATTATCGGCGGTCTTTGCAAAGAGCACCTGATTAGCGATTGGGTAATTGACATCGTAAATGAGATCGCCTTCGGTATCAATGCCGACATAAAGGTATTGCGGTAATGCGCGAACTGTGTAAGTTCCGTTGAAGGTTGCGTCTACTCCAGCGATAACGACACTTGCGCCGAGTTCAATTTCTGCATCGGTGAGAAGTTGAACTACGGCGTAGTTGTCTATGAGGTATTTCTGGGTGACTGTGTAGACGGCCATGAGCGGATGCTCCGCTCTCGACTAGGCGATCGTGATTGCTTGGATAAAGCTGGACTTAGCAACAAATGTTGCAAAGTATTGGTGAATTGAAAGCGTGCGACCCAAGGTTGAAGGATTCTCAAAGCTTTGCAATGAAGCGCCAGATTCGTAAATTTCGAAGCCTGGGGCGTACACAACCAGCATGGTTCCTGATGCAAAGTTGTTATCAACAACCAGCGACAAGCCCATGACATCCATCATGTTGTAGCCGAGACCGCCTACGCGACCAAGAGCGTTCTGTCCGAGTACGCCGTTTGTGGTGTAACCAAGGACAGGTCGTTTTGATCCGTCAAGCTGACTGCCCAATTTTTCCCAGACATCAGGACTTACGCAAAGATGAGTTGGAAAGAAGTTGCTGTCTTCTGCAATTTCGCGCGCTGCGTCATACAACGAAGTAATCAGCGAGGTTGGGTTGTCGGCTGTCACTGTCCATGTTGATCCTGATGCTGTCTTGCCAGCGACCAAAGCATCGGCTGCGATGTCATCAGTTTTGATAAGCACTTCGCCAGCAAGGTCATTCAATACAAGCTGGAGGGCGCTTGGGTCTGTGAAGTCGATGTCTTGGATTGACAGTGTTACTTGACCTGCGACAGTTGATTTTGTAACTGTGTTTGCAGCGATAACCATTGTGGTTGCCGATACTGCGTCAAGCTGATTGCTCTGCACCGCCGCTGAGGTATGTGTCGTAATGGTAGGTCTCACGAACTGACGCGAAGTTGTTGAAGGCATCGCGCGAGCGCCAAATGCACTGACTACAGGACGAACGAAATTTAGGTCCTGAAAAAGCGGTCCGAGCACGGGAATATTTAAGAGGCCCGGGGTGTCGCCCGTAACGATGTCGCCAGCTGCCGCTTGCAATGCTGTTTGACCGCGACGCTGTGCTTGCTTAAATGCGTCACTTACTTTGTTATAAGTTTCTCCGCCGATGTGATATGCAGCGAGTACTTCGGCAGCCGATGGCATAGCGAATTCGCGTCGTGGTTGTGCTGGAATCAAAGCGGTTGGAATACTTGCTTCGATTGTTGGGACTGTTGCTTCGCTCATGGGTTCGTTCTCCTGTGTAGGTTCTGTTTCAATAATACTTATTTCTTCGTCTTCGTGGTGGATACTCGCTGCGATGTCTGTAATGATCGCTCCAGCAAATGCAGGAACTGGCACCATAGACAACTCAATCCAGTCGGCCGCTAAGACCGTGATAGATCCGTCTTTGTTTGCTCGAGTCTTGGTTGGGTTTACTCCGACCGATACCGAGTCCAGCACGCCGTCAAGGGCAAGCTGCAAAGCATCGTCGCCTTGGGCGGTCTTGCTGATTCTTGCGGTAAACATCATTCCTTCTTCATCGTCGTATCGGGCCGTAACGATGCCAATGGCGCTCTCGCTTGAATGATTTAGAAAAAGTCTTGGGGCTTTGCCGTCTACTGGCAGGCTGCCGCGCTCAAAGATGACTTCTGTACCGTCCGAGACGGTCGCTGCGACGCCGTAAGGGACTGCGATGCCTGTGATAGTTCTGGTAGGTGTGCCGTCGCTGGCGGCTGCGTCAATGCTGACGCTTTGAGCTGTAAGTCTGATCATCGGTTTGCTAACTCCTCTTGAGTGTTTTCTTGGATTGGTTCTTCGCCTTTGTCTGCTAAATAGTTTTCTTCTAAATATTGTTCGGCATCGAATTCAACCATCGTGCCATTAGGCAAAATGTTGTTCATGCTGAACGCTTCTGCGATTGCTTCGGCGTAAAGTTTGACGCCAAAAATGTAAAGGTCTGCGCGCGCTTGCTGTGATGACTGGTAACTGTACGACCCAGTTGATACGCCGACTAAGTACGGTGGCACATTGCCAAGACGCGCCATCTCTAATGCAGAATAGTTAGCGGACTCGATGAGCAGCATCTTGTCTGGACTCATCGTTGTCGGTTCGTAAGTTAAGAATTCGTTTAGAGCGGCGGTCTGATTGGTTGCTCGAGCAGCATTAAACGCGGTAGCCAAGTCTGCAAGTTCCTGCGCTGAAAGGGGTTCCCCTCCATTTTGACGAAGGATTCCAGCCGGAATTGAGCTGCTCGCGTTCCTATTGCGCGCGGCTTCAATCTTGAGCGCGGTCTCTACAGCCGAGACACTTGTGTAAACAAGTCCAGTTGTCGGCGACAAGATCTGCAAAAGATCGCGCGTGTCTAGTTCTACGCCGTTGAAGTAGACCTGATTACTTGGTGCAAACCAGACGGGACCTGTCTGATCGGTGGTGGTGATTGATCCGACTGGGAGCCTTTGGAAAGAATTTGGAAAGCCATCAGCCGTCCTCGATGTGATGTGAATTATGCTTCTACCGAACATATAGAGATCATCAAAAACCCAAGAATAGAAGTGTGCGTAGGTGTTTTGTGGATCTGGTTGGCGCATCCATGATCGAGGTGCGATGTAGTTCTTGACCATGCGCTCGCCGTCCCAGCTCATGTTGTAGGCGCGTAGTGGCATACATCCAATGACCGATGCAAGCAGATCTCGACAGCGACTGACCGCTGGGATGGTCATCAGTAAATTGCGCTGCTCGCCTTCGCGCCACGAATAATACTGGTTGAAGATATTGCCAATATTGTTTTGATTGCCGTAAATGTTGGCTCCTGCGGCTGCGGCTTTGGCAGGCGGTGGGCTGATTGCAGCCTTGTTTACTTTGCGATCAAAGATTCCCATAGCACAAGATTACACATTGCGCGCGGATTGTGGTGGCACTCGCCTAGTCAGTTGCGGTATCCCGACGACAGGCAAGCAAGCAGACGAGTGCCAAGAAGATGTTACTGATTTACGGTGACGAGCATTGGCTTCTGGGAGTTGCCCGGGCGTGCAGCTGCCGCCGCTCCCCAAATCATCGTCCGACACAACTCGATCGGGCCAGCGGACTTCTGCGACGACACCGCAATTGAGCCCTGCGTTCTGACCATTACCGCGCGGCAGACATGCTCGGCAAGCATCGCTTCGCCAGTGTGAACTAGCCGACCTTCACTAATCATGTTTCTTACTATGGGGGTGTATTGCAATATTTCTTTGTAGCCCATTACGACGCGCCGACGCTCAAAGACAGGCGGACAGTGCGCGTCAATCGTTGGCGAGAAAATGAACTTAATTGCAGGATCCGCCGCCGCCAATGCTCCAACATGCGCCCACAATTCTTTAGCAGTTTCGGCAGTGAAAGCAACCGACACACAAGTACGACCATCACCAAGCGCAACCGACTTAGTAGCAAAATATCTGGACTCATCCATAGACGCCTCAACGGAGATTACGCCGCCAGTAGGGATCGGGCCGTCGTACTCGAGGTCAGGCCATAGATGGGTTTGGATCCATGACTGGGTGCTGGCGATCCACATGTTGCAACTGCTTCTTAAGAAGTTTGCACGGTCTGGATCTTGTGACTCGGCGCGCAAAGTCTCTATGCGAAGAGTGTGTCCGATCGCAGGGTTCGCCCAGAGCCACGATGATTCCTGCATCGGATCAAGTGCCGGGGGGATAGACCATTCTGCAAAGTAGAAGTTTGAGGGTTGCTTCTTGTCAATAAGTCGCAGCGCGTTCTCTCTAAATCTGATAAAGGCGGCGCTTGATTCGGTGCCAGCCGTGCTCGCCATCAACAGCAAAGGAGATCGGCGTGCGCGCTGGGTTGGCATTAATCCTGCCATTGCCAATTCAGAGACATCAAACAGCTCGTCTACTATTGCCAAGTCCACCGACATGCCGTGTCCGACCGAAGGGTTGGCGGCGCGTACCATCCAGCGCGATCCGTCTGGCATCGTTGCAGAGTTTCGTCCAAAGGTCTTATATATTTTTGCGCCGAAGCGATCCTCGAGAAGCGGTGCAAGTTCCTCAAAAAGCATTGTGGAAAGTGACAAAGTGTGAGCGGTAGACAAGACCGTCTGTTTAGTGCCGCGTATCTTTGGCATCTCAAGCAACCAAAACAGGATGACGCATTGCAGCAATACAGACTTGCCGCACTGTCGAGCCACGGAAAGCAAGCCAGATCGGTGCACAAGATCATCTTGCCCATCTGGAGAATGGCTGAAAGATAAAAGGTTCTCAAGATAGTGGACTTGCCAAGGCATGAGCTCTATGCCGAGATGCTCCAAGGCTATGTCCCCCACAAGGCCAGCCCATGAGCCGTCGCAGTCTGGCACGATCGTTTCCAGTCTTGGCTGGTCGTGGTTGATCTTGGCTGGTTCAGGCTGGTCAAGGCTGATCGGGAGACACGATTGGA